ACCCTATAATAGATAGGATCACACAGATTAAAACTAAGCAAAATGAACATCCTAATAAAATAAGAACAGTGTTATCGCCTGATTCAGCTGCTGCCTGTGGTGCTGGTGGGTTATTAGCCATATTATAATAAGTAAATATATTAATAAGATGCCATGTGGATGTAAACCAATTAAACCTAAGATGGGAAGCCGTCAAAATAAACGTAAAAAAAATACTATGAAATATAAATGAGTAAGATTATTACAAATTTATATTTAGGTGACAGGAATGATGTAAATAACTCATACGATCTTGTTGTAAATTGTACGAAAGACATTCCATATAGCACCAATAAACAAAAAATAAGAGTTCCAGTGGACGACACTTCTGAAGATAATGATCTGCTACTGTCTTATCTTCCTTGGGCAATTCAACAAATTCATACAGTGTGGGCACATGGTGGAACCATTTTAGTTCACTGTTTTGCTGGTGTTTCAAGAAGTGCGAGCGTTGTCGCCGCGTACCTCATGAAATATCAGGGTTTTAGAACATTTGATGACACAGTTGAATTTATTAAATCAAAGAGATCAATCACCTTCTCACATGTGAATTTTAGATCAGCTGTAGAAAGTGTTTAGAATACCGGCTGTGGGATTCGAACCCACGAGTGCAATGCACAGAGGATCAACTTTAAAAAGTTTCTTAAGTCCCCCTCCTTAGACCTAGCTCGGACAAACCGGTGTAGTATGTGCACTCGGCGGGGATTGAACCCGCGATCTTTGGTACATAAGACCAATGCGTTAACCAGCTACGCTACGAGTGCTCACAATATAGTGTAGTCTCTTTTCTTTAACCCTGTAATTATGGTATAAAGATTACACGCGTGTAATTATAAATGAATGTATATCAGAAACTCCTTGAGAGAATTAATCCGGCTATCGTCGTCGTCACTGGACCAGCTGGTACTGGAAAGACTATGAATGCGTGTACAATCGGAAAGAAGCTCGTTGATGCCAAGGTCTATGATAAGATTGTACTTACTAGGCCAGCCGTGTCAGTAGAGCGCGAACTGGGATTTATCCCTGGAAAACTTAATGATAAGATGCTACCATGGCTAAAGCCCTCTATTTCATACCTTGGAAAGAGTAAGTTTGAGGTTTCACCCCTCTCGTACATGAGGGGAATGACATTTAATAGATCGTGGGTCATCGCTGATGAGATGCAAAACTCCACTGAAAGGGAGATGCTCATGCTTCTCACTCGAATTGGTACATCTTCTAAATTCATTATTATGGGTGACCTGGATCAGACTGACGGTGAATTCACTGGTCTCAAGACACTCGTTGACAAAATCTCCAGGTATGATTCAGAGAATATAAAACACGTCGAACTTACGGAAGTTCGACGTAGTCCAATTATAAATGAAATTTTCTCACTCTATAAAAGTTAGAATATGGTGCATTTTTCACTGTCAATCTGAACATCATCTGGGAGACGTCTCTCTTCGGGGTTTATCTTGAGCATATTCTTGATAGCGTCGGGTGCATCTTTTAAAAATGTGTCTAGCAATTCCTGTGACTTGTGAAACCTCTTTGGAATGTTCTTACTGTACAAGAAACATCCTAGACACCAAATGTCACTCTTAAATTTTACATATTTTGTCTCTGGAGTATTATACCGTGTGTTGATTGGTGGTGTTTCACCCCACCCAAAGGTGCTCAAATCGGTAATTTTCACTTGACCTTCCTCACTGCGACCCACACGAATATCCATAACAGTTATGTCTGCACTGTGAAGCTCTTTGAGGCCTTCTATTACATTAATCACATCTTCATCATTTAAAGAGTCAACAGGCGAAAGTTTTTCTAGTAGACCGTCATGGTTTTCAATACACACTACATGAGGTAAATTCTTCTTTATAAGTAAAGATAACATTTATTACAATAAAATTATATTTTTTATATATAGGAATGACACAGTTGACATGGTTGCTTATATTCATATGTTTCATAATGCTGTTTGTCACATCTATCAAACAACAGAGAAGTAAATATGACACAATACCTAAAATAATATGGTCATTCTGGGACTCTGATGATATTCCAGACTTTATTCATAAGTGTATAGACAGTTGGAAAAAGTACAATCCAGAATACACTGTAAATTTCCTGAGCAAGACCAATCTCAAAGACTTTGTTGGTGAGGAGGAGGCGAATAATATGATCGACTGGAAATTCAACGACTCTCCTCAGAGACTTTCAGATCTTATAAGGTTGTATGTTATTTCAAAGTTCGGTGGAGTATGGCTTGATGCCTCCATCGTTTGTTTCAATTCCTTCGAATGGATTCAAAATGATGGCTCTGATGTCATTGTATTCTCTATAAAGGAGATAGCAGTTGAACCCTGTATTGAATCTTGGTTCATAGCTGCGGTACCAAATAATAATTTCGTAAATGCATGGAATTACGAAATGCGAAGTATAGACACCTTTAACACTATAGAGGATTACGCCGCCGCAAACCCAGATACAAGTACAGAGGGAATTGCTTACAATCTAAACTACTTGATTGTGTATCTCTGTTGTAGAAAGGCGTACAATCAATACAAGGCAACTGACACTATACATATAATGGATGCGTCTGATGGACCCTATAATTATATGGTGAAGGGTGGAATCAAAAGTCTTTGCGATGAACATGGAACATTTGCAAAGTTTAGGAAGGATGAAAGAAAGATTATGACGCCTGAAGTTGAAGCTTGTATTTTTAATCCAAGTGTATAATAAATGAAGGATAGGACTATATTACATGTTATATTGAGTATACTCATATTCGTAATCATCGATAGAATTATAAAATTTGTAGGTACCTATCAAAGAGATAACTACAAGGAGAAGCACAATAGGATACGCGTAGAACTTACACTTACAGCAATAGCCACAATTTTCATAATAATATCGTTAAAGACAAGTGGACACAAGTTGTTTTTATAGTTAAAGAAATGACTCTTTTAAAAAGTTCTTCTGTAGTATAGTTGGTTAGTACGTCAGGCTGTTAACCTGAAAGTCGGCGGTTCAAATCCGTCCAGAAGAGAAGCACGCGAGAAGATCAAAAATTTTTTGATAATGGTTGTATGATTTATTGTCATCAAGTTCCTTTGGATTCAGAATCTCAAATTCAATTTGATATTGGGTTTGAGATTCCTCATCTTTGTCACCGTCACCTTCTAGTGAAATTTGAGAAACGTCTATGCTTAGACCTTTGCGTATGAATGATGTTCGGATACGTCGTTTTGTAGTTGGGAAACTGTCCTTCTCGTCGTTGTAAGTACTTGGAATTTCTATGTTCACAGCCATCCTGATGTCGAAAGGATTCGCGGGTAAAACATAGTCATCCTTGAATACACTATGTTTAGTTACACACACTTGCTGGTCAGAAATTTCATCGTACACAATTCTCAATCCTTTGCGTTGTCCATAGTATATTACTTCAGTCTTTTCAATGACATTCTCCCATTCCTTGTATTTTCTGAGAGACTTTAGTGCTTCGTCGAAAGCCTTTTTGCCAACATTCGTATCAAAGTAATTTGAATTCTTTCTCCCGAGACGAAATTCAATCTCCACATAATTCTTGTCTTGATGTTGTCTGATTATACGCAAAACGTTTTCAGAATTCGGATTCATTGGTTAATGTATATGTGTTTCTTTTTTTTAACATTCCATTTAATAAACGAGCTCATTTAAAGTAATGACTAGTTAACCATTCATATGTCTAGAAGGAGGATCAATGCATCTTTGAGAGAAAATGTGTGGATCCTTTACAATGGACGAAAATTTGACTCCAAGTGCGCTGTAACCTGGTGCAATACACTTATTACAGTTTTTGACTTTGAGTGCGGACACAATGTTGCACATGTCGCTGGGGGTAAAACCGACATTTCCAACTTGAGACCCATTTGCGCCAAATGTAACAAGTCAATGGGAACTATGAGCATCGATGAATTTTCTGAACAAGTTGAAAGAGGGAAGAAATACTCAAGACTCTGGGAGTGCTTCAAATATGATAACCCTGGCGATAAATAAATCGTCACCATATTTTCTGACGTTCCATACATAAATGTTCTCTATTTTGTATAGCTCCTCTAGCTCTCTAGCAGTACATCTCACATCCATATTCGATCCTACTGGGGGTCGAACCCAGAATCTTTAGCTTAGAAGGCTAACGCGTTATCCAATTACGCTATAGGACCATAATACTAATTAGAATTTATTTCTTTAAGTATAATAAATGGATAGAAACCGAGCAGCAAAGGAAAGGCAAAACCACGAACGCCGCATTTACTTCAGATCCCGAACCGCAAGGTTATATAATTCAATTCAAGTAAATACAAACTCAATTGAAAGAATAAAAGAAAAAATTCATAACCATAAAAAAGAAATTAAACTGTTTTACCGTGAAATACGAAAATTAAAACATGCAATTGAGGACGACATAGACCACATTGCTCATGAAATTAAGGTACTACCTTCAAGAAACCAAGCAATTCAAAATAGAAAACTCAGAAGACTCCAAAACAACAACCGCAACCATAATAATTATTACTAACTCTTCCAGTTGATACATACTATTGATAAAATTGCAAACACTATTCCAAGAATTTGTACTGGATGTGTTAAACGATCACCCAAAACTATATATGATGTAATAGAACCCAGTATCACTACAAGTGCCTGCCAAGTTACATTTAAATGCATCATTGATTTTTTAGCCTGAAATAATTTCAAAAGAAAGAAAATCATGAATGCGTAAGACAATAAAGCTATGAAAAGATGCTTCAACTTTTTCTTGTCTGCGTATAATTTTATGTTGAAATTTCCACAAATCTCTGAACAACACAAACAAAGTATGAGACCTATCATTTATCTTTAACAAATATTTAACGTCTGCATGATTTTGCTAAAGCTTTAATCTCCTCAGAAATCTCAATGTGCCATGGGTACAATACGAAAACCTGAAACGCAAATGCACAACAAGCGATTATAAATGCACCCCAGCGAAGACGATCAAGATTAGTGGGATGCTTGGAATCTTCTGAATTCATCATCATTTTATTATTACTCAATAATAAAATGACGAGTCCTGAACTTACTTTTCAATCGGCAAAGGGTACTCTAAAAACAAGCATCAGTTTGAATTCATACTTTCTAAGAGGCACAAAACTACCCACTGGTATATCAAGCCTTCTAGGGTACACAACATCTGTAGGGGGTGCGCCAATTATTCAAATTGAAAAAGGGGAAATAACAGGAAGGAGTAATGTCCCTTTATCCAGAATAGTGATAAAACTTTCAAATGGGTCACAATGTATTCTATACAGTAAAACAGTCTTGTTATCCGGTAAAACTGAATATAATAAAAACTTGCCAACTCTAGAAAAACTCATTCCTGAACTGAAGGGTGTACATTTTGAAGTTACAAATAACACAAAAACATGGCAGATTCGACGAAAGGTAATGCTGGACAAACTGGCTGGGAATTTCCTGAGGAACGTGAGTTATAATCCTGAACTATTTCCTGCAGCTACTCTGAAACTCAGAGACCCAGTTGTAAGTGTAAAGATTTTTGCAAATGGTACAATCATAGCATCCGGTAAGGATCTCACAAACATAAAACAACGAGTCGACGAGAGACTCAAAAACTACATCGGTAACAAGCAACTGGTACTCCAAGTTGCAGCAAGAAGAAATTTGGAGGGGAAGCGTGAGAAGATGAGAAATTTGAGGTACCCAATTGTAAACTGGAACTACAACTCACCTGGGTACTATGTGAAACCTGGACCCATGAATAGACTCCCACGCAAATACAAAATTCCCGCAAATCCTGCACTCGTAAAGAAAAAGGTGTACACAAATTATAAACTTGCAGGTATAAATGTTCCCAGGCAAGTCAGAAGAATATTCGGCACACCTCCTAACATTCAAGGTGTAAATTTTACAAATGATTTCTGGAACGAAAATGTTACCGGTGTATCAGTCTCAAAAAATGTATCATGGAACTCAAATAAACCAGGGTACTATGTGAAACCGGGACCCGGTGGATTTCCAAAATGGTACAAGATCCCAGCTGGAATCAAGGCAGCTAAAAAGACTGTTCTAAAAGCCTATGCGGGAAGAAGAATACCGAATAGGGTCCTGGAAATCTTCAAAATCACCCCACCAAAGAAGATGCCATCTCCACCTCCACCAATTACGAATAGATCAAAGGTTGAGGGGAAGGAGTGCATGCGGTGGACAGTTAAAGAGCTTCAGGCCATCATGAAGCGCAGGGGAATCGCGTATTCTGGTCTAAGAAAACAAGCAATGTGCAACAAACTAACTGGAACCAGAACAAGCCCAGACAGACGTGCTGCACCCGCAGTAAACAAAGGAAATTTTACTATAAATGGGGTACCACATTACATTATGAGAAATACACAAAAGATTAAAAGAGCTGGAAGAGAAAAGGCGCTCATGTCATTCTCTCTCGCAAATCTCAGAAAATTTGCAAACAAACTTGGAGGGCACAGTTCTAAAATGACAAAGAAGAATCTCGTAAATCTGTTGACAAAAAAGAACAACTCATCATCATCATCATCTATGAACAGCTTTGCAAGAGAACTCGAACAAAACATCGTAATGAAAACACCTTCTTCTGTTGCGACATCAAATAAAAGCTTAGAAAGACAACTCGAACAAAATATAATAAATCAATATCATAAAAAGACTGCAAATAACAATTCAAGTGGATACAAGAGAGCAAAACTCTTATTTAGAACCAACGCGAATGCAAGAGAGTTCTGGAATAATTATAGGTTAAAGGGGAAGGTGTACCCAGAAAATTTTGAAAATATGGTTAAAAGTTTTGAAAATAAAAAACTAATGAAAGCCATGCGTGAAAAGGGTGGTGAAATTATGTGATGACATTTAGTCCAGGTGTCCACTTTGAATTCTCGGGTGGAGGATCATTTGTGCCGAACATACCATTTTCATCTGTAGAATTCTTATAATACACTCTATCCATGTACCTAACATTCTCACCCATTATGTAATTTTTATCAGGCTTCCATTTATCAAACGTACATAGAGATGTAAAATATGGACTGAACTCTGGTGCAATTACATTTTCTGTTTGTTCGGGAATTATAAGTGTATTTACGTATGGTACACATCTATCCTTTACAATATCACCTAAATTATATTTAGCATATGGCATCCATTGAGAGAATGCATAATATTCCTCTGGTTCGGATGAATCACCATCACATGGTGACACTTTGACAAGAGGGCACGAGTTGTCTGGACCTGGTGAATCAAAAATACCCATACCAGGTGAAAATTGTGACCCATAATTTATAGAGTCTGGTGACATGTAATCTTGTAATGGAAATGGGGACTTTTCTGGTATTGGAGTTGGCGAAGGTGTGAAATCATACATTCTGTACTTTACACCAGCTATCATACCTTGGCTGTATGTATTACTTGTGTCTCGATATTCATTGATCTGCATTGTTCCACCATGTGTGTACTGTGCACCATCTGAAATTTCATAAGCAGGGTCCCACGGATGACTGACACCTGTTTGTAATTCTTCCTGTAATGTACCAACCCATGGATTTGCGCGTTGAGTTCCACCAGCTATACTTTTGTACAAGTCCGCTGCAGTGTAGTCTGCCATTTGTCATTTGTTAATTTTATAATTCTTCTTCTGTTTCATCATCGTCTATAAAGCTACTTTCATAAGAATCATCATCCTCTGATTCTGAAAATTCATCATCAGAATCTGAAGAATTTGGCTCTTCTGAATCATATTCATCTGGCTTAAAGTCGTCAGTTGGAATCTCATTTGGCGTGAAGCGTTCGGGCTTCTTGATTTTTCTACCGGAGCGTGTAGTCACTTCCGACATTTATTAGTATGAATGCATAATTCTTTAATTGACCTAGGAAGAGCGTACCATCTACCTCTAAATTCCTTGCATTCGCAATCTAGACACCTCTGTCTTATCAGACCCCTTTCTATACTAATTTCAAAGTACACGTGGTTGGATTTGTGCTCCCTTTTTATATTTGAACAGAAGCGAGAGTTTGTTGAAATCCATATACCGATTCCATTCTTGGTAAAATTACTGCGTAACAATTTTACATCATCATAGCCCATAAAATGTTGATGGATAAATTTTTCAAGTTTGTTTAGTTCGAGTGAGACTTCCGTGTCTACTTGTGAAACTTCAACCTGTTCTGTTTTTATAGAAAACTCGTCGAGAAATTTTACAGATGGGTTTACATCTGTAAATTCTGAGAATGTCCCACTTTGAATTAGACCCCATGGAATATAACATGTACTATCTGGTTCATCCTTGTAAGACCACAGCATTCGTAAACTTGAACTATACCCGTCAAACATAGAAGACCAGTCACCAAATTCATTCAGTATCTTCTGCCTCATTTCTTGAGCTGTCTTGATATTGACTACAAATTCTGGCCAAATGAGATGAAACCCATATTTTGTACCCTTTTCGACTCTCCTTTCCTTTGCTCTTGCTACGTTACACTTTCCTCTGTCCACAATTCGAAAAACTAATAGAAAAATAGATAAAAAATCCAACTCTTCTCCTATGTAATCAAAATCTAGATAAAACTTGAAATTGTAGTCTCTCTTTTCACTGTAATAAAACTTTACACCGTCAAGTAGACCCTTTACGTACTCTGCATGAAACAGTTGAGGATCCCTAATCATCTTTGTACCACCATTCAACAACAGGTGTGTCATTACTAATAAATTGCTTTATTTTTTTAGATTGAAAGGAATTCTCTGGGAATAAATGGCATCTATGAATTTAGAATTCTTTACAACATGCATATAAATCATTTTCCATATATCATTCCTCGAATTGATACCATTTATAGTATCAAAGTCAAGCATGTCATTTTCGTCATATTGTTTTTTGAATCGTATCTTATTCGCCTTCATGAGTTCCCTATTCATATTGAACTTTGATATAATCTTCTCTTGGTCTCTGAGAGTCATTGGAAAATCAAGTATATATACATGGTATACATTTTCCATATCAACTTCAGATTCATCGAAGAATGAAAATTTATAATATGAGTAAAGACCGGTATACATCTTTATGACACCTCTCGTCTCCTCCTCGAGTTCTCTAACTGCACATCTAAGTGGATTGTAAATTTCACGTCTTCTACATCCGCCAGTTACGAACGTCCACTCTTTGAATCTCCTATCATGGACTAAGAGAAAGTGTGGTTCGCTGTTTATTATACACATGGGAATGGCAATGGCTTTATGTCTACTAGACATTTCCCTAATTATTGCCTAGAATTTTTTTCTAGGCAATAATTAAATGATGAAGCTTGATAAAATATTATTTGTCATTGCCGCCCTTTTCTTACTTTACATGATATATAAGAAGAAGAATTCTTCATTTAGTTCAGTGGAAGACATTCCTCAGAATGTTTTTGATAGCGTTGCAGACGTAGCTCAGAGAAAGGGTGCCTGTGGACTTAAGATGAGTACATAACTGCACCCATACCATTCTGAATTCTCAGAATGTTGTAATTTACAGCGTAAAAGTATGAGCCAGTTCCAAGTCTGCTGATATTTACAAAGTTTGTAGACGATGGACAAATCAGCCTAAAAGTGTCAATACGACTGAAATTTATCGACCCAGTCGGCTGCGTCTTTGCAGTGTCTAGACAGAAAGGTATAATTGCAACAGTGTTATTTGAATTGTCGTACCCGTAAGGGGTGAGATAATACTGGTTAATAAAAGACCAATGTGGTAATGATCTTGACTCCCCGATATCATTACCATTTATCTGCATCTTGAACTGTAAAGTTGCAGCAGTTGCGGACCCAATGTTATTCTGCGTAATTTGAGGTGTCAAATTATTTATAATTGCAATTGGAGAATAAGCAAAGACGACAGAGGATGTTGTGATTAAAGCGGAAGTTGTAATTGCACTGTATGTTGATCCAGCTGCACCAATTGGTGTCATATTGATAACTGTATTTGTTGCTGTAGCGTCGTCAGTCGAGACCCAATTTACGACTGCTGTTAGTGGGTACCCAGCCACCTGAGGGAAAAGAATGTACGTTCCAACCATATTACCATCTATAGTAGGTGAACTTGTAACAGTTAACTGAAATGCTGTACCTAGAGTTGGCGTTACAGTGCCAGATATAAAGAAAAACGTATCAGCCGCTGGTGGTATGAAGGTCACAAAGAATGTCTTTGGAGTTGTACCGGTTGATGCTAAAGTATTACACGTTATAATTAAACTGGTACAAACCACTCCATTGACTGTAATATTGGTGATTGAAGATATTACACCCTTACCAAGTTGTGCCGATGATAGACCAGAAGAACTGACAGTTGCTAGAGTTGAAGTGGTAATATTATAAGGTGACGTTGTCAAGTTACCAACGAATGTGAGTTGTAATATATTTGTGGTTGCATTTTGTGGAATGGTTACAGTTCCAAATGTAATACTACTATATGAAACTCCAGCAACACCAAGTGGTATATCTACAGAAGTGGTGGCGGTACTAGCACCAATAGTATAAGTTCCCGGAAAATATAAAGGAGATGAAGTTCCCGCAATAGTACCTGCAGCAGTTGTGGATGATATATCTGTTGCTGTACATGCAAATGTAATAGTAGTATTGGTACAAGTTGAAACTGCATAAGTTGCATCAGGTATGCCTGCATTAAGACCAGCAACTGCTATACTGGTCCCAGCTGCATAAGGTGCATTTATGGTGCTAGTAAATGTAACTGTAACTACGTTGTTCGTAAGAGAAACAGTTTTAGCTGCAAAACTTGCGAAAGTTAAAGTAATTGTACACGAAAATCCTGAACTTACTACTACTGATGTCATAGATGCTGTAGGCGCTACAGCTACAGCTGCAAAGCTGATTCGTGTAAGTCCTGCATTGATAGCAAGCCCAGTAGGTGTTACTGAAAGGCTGGATGAGCTCAATGTTATTGGTGCAATATTGATAGGGGTTCCGGTTGGAAGACTTGATGGAACTGTCTGTGTAGGGTATGTTAGATTTAAAATCGGTGCAGAGTTACTAACAGATACATTTGAAACGTATCCGTTTGACAGAATGTTCGTAATACTTGCACTCAGGCCGGGATATATTCCAGCATCACTCAATACTGTGACGGTTGCACTCGTTGCACCTAAGCTATTGGTGAATGTAGGTGCGGTAATTGGATTGTATACATTATCGTAATTTACCGCATCGAATGCAATGTACTTTATTGGCTGAGCGAGTGAAAACTCAAAGTTGGAAACTGGAGTGATTGGAACTCTAGTCACCTGTGTTATGAGCATGTCATGCTTGTTCTTAGCGAACCACTCACGCTCCTCGGTGTCCAGGTACAAGAATCGAGCCCATGCGATATACTGGTCCCATGGGTTTGGAGTTGCCCAGGTAATTCTGATCTCAACATCATGGTACTGCAGAGCTATTAAAGGAATTGCAGACTGCCAATCCTTGCAAAAGAAAAACTTAAGTGGAAGGAAAACTGAATTTACAGCATCAAGTGCACTGAATTTCTGACTATATGTTCTAGCATTTACAACTGGCTCAATATTAGATGTATAAGTCATATCCTGAGTATCTATAATCTGACCACCTATCATCAGCTCCAACTTGGATATAATCTGGGACCAATTTGTGTTCACGTTGCTCGTGTTATTGGGATCACGTGCGGTTAAGTACACATCACTGAGTAAATCTCCCTTCTTCTCGAAACGAATCAAAGAAACACCATTTACGTTAGGGTTTCCCTGAATAACCTGGCGTTCTACATTCTGTGCAAAATGTGTGTACCTTTTATAAGAAGATCTAAAGAATGAAACCTCTGGATTAGAAGTCAAGTATGCATCCTGTATTCCGACGGCTACAAGTTGAGTAATTCCACCTGACATCTTATTACTATACTAAACTAATTTTTTTTACGAAAATTCTGCAAAGTCTTCTGCCGATAATGAGTAACCCTCTATTTCAATCTGTTCATTACCCATACCAGGAGTACCCGCAAAATCCTTTACAGGTTTAGATGGTGGCTGCATTACGGGAGTGCTTGGACTTGTATTATCAGTGTTTACGTATCCAGGAATTGCACCTGTTCCCTGCGCTTGTTTAGGAGGCATCATCATTTGTGTTGGTCTTTCAAATAGACCCATTGGGTTTTTAACTGCACTCTGTGGGTTTTGAATTGCATTCATTGCAGCAGATTGGGTTTTAACTGCACTATGTGGGTTTTGAATTGCAGCAGATTGGGTTTTAACTGCACTCTCTGGGGAACTCTGTCCAGAAGAGTAATCTCTAAGAAAATCCATTTACTATTAATTTATATTTATTTGCAGCGGATTATTTCTAGTAACATCCTTTCCTATTGAAAGTGCTTTAATATTTGGATTTAAAGTCTCCTTCAACACATTTACATCTGTGTATTCTGGTTTTATGTACCGAGAAAATCTTTTTCCTGGATCTGGTATACCTGGGTGGTCAGTTGGAATTTCTCTTCGAAGATATGAAACTGCTCCTATTACACTTAATGGGTCACCTCTCACGTTCATTCCGCCAGCATTACCGGGCCTATCTGGATTGCTTCTATTATTCGTTATACGTGGTAGACTCTTTATTCCTGTATCAACATATGGCTGATACACATTGTATTGTGAAGGTCCACTAAACTGACTATTACCAGTCTCTGCACGTATAGTTGGCCTCTCAGTCTTTGTAAATTCTGGACGGCCTTCTGGACCCTTCAATTCTCCTCCTTGACCTTGTCCGCTTAAACCGCCTGTACGATATATAGTATTTTTTTCAGGCAACTGAGTTATCTCGCCAATGACTGTAAGACCATTCTTTACAATTGGATTCGTTGGACCTCCCATGTTTCCCTCAAGAGGTATAAGTCTTTCATCATTGGGATTGTTAGGTAAGACCCTAAAAAACTGTTGAAACCCGCCAGCGGCAGGTACATCGGCACATACACCCAACCCACTACCTACCTGCATTGGGGACCCACCTGGGTTCAAGTTGTTCATCTTGTTTGTGATAGTCTGCCGATTGTACAAGTTGTATACCGGCTGTCCAAATGGAAACTGTGCATTTGGGCTCACATCTTGAAAAGATCCAACTTCACGTTTAGGCTTAAAGGACGTTGTTGAGTCAAAAGGTTTACCTGTTCCAGGTCCTAGTATTCTCTGATCTCTTTGATTATATGGTGTCTTTTCATTCTCTGTAACAATTGGTGCTTCCTTTCGAGCTGTACGAGTAGGGTCCTCTACGCTATTGATTTTATTTCCTGCAAATATAAGACCCAGTATAGCTGCAATTGACCAGGCATCCATTATTACTATGTGGAACTATTAAAGTTTTTATACCTTTCTGCAAATCTTTCATTTCTATCAATGGTGTATGAGCTTACTGGAGTATACAACATTATCGGAAATTCACTAGGTACACCATACATTGTTGGAAAATCAAATGCATTCTCCTGCCAACCTTTTTTGTATCCGATTGTGGTTATGGGTCTCAGACTGCTCTCGACTACATTTCTTCTTTCCAAATCATCCATTTATATTAACCCATTATTTCTTCTTGAAGGCCCCCTGGAATTTATCCACTCTGACCTCATATCAGGATCGCACGAAGCTGTATCATCTCTGCATCTAGGTCTGAACATATCTGGGTATGCACCCTTTAAAAATGCATCCAAATTGTTCTCTGGCATTTGAAAGAAGCTGTGCTGTGACGAATATGTGCCATCAGTCATAGGATTCCACTCACGACCCATGTACCCATACCCTGCCGCATTACCATCATACGCACCCTTTACAGATGTTACTGCGCCATTATTATACATTGTGTACAATATGAACGATATTCCAATACCAAGTAATACAACCCGTGTGTCACGCTTTATAATGTATACCAAAAAGGTTGTGTAGAGCACAAATCTTATTGACGATGCTATGCGTTCCTTTGGGGATTGATCATTTGAAGGCCAAACTGATAATAATTTACTCTTGTCGAACAAATCATCCATTTATTATAGTGAACTATTTCTTTACTGATCCTAGAGTACTCATAAGATCCATAATAGAAAACTCCTCACCTTCTGACGTAATCTGCTCGGCACACTTGGCCGCCATAGATTCAATAATTGACATAGTCTCCGGTGGAAACGTCTTTATAGTAGTTCCAAAGATGATAAGCGTCTGAAGATACTGCCAAATTGCATCCTTGGTATTGTCAGATGCAATTTGCCACATAGATTGGATATCAATGTCTTTCAGCGCTTGAATTTTCTCACTGTCCTCAAGAATAAACGTCTGATCCTTCTGCATAATCTTATTCCTGTATGGCTTTACAGCCTTCATAAACTCATCAAGCACCTTACTGGGTGTAGCTGCCCTGACCAACTCAAATGACGCCTGAAACTTGATTACTGCTTTGTTGTTAGGGAACGTAAGGTTCAACTCAGTCAGAAACTGTTCCATCATGTCATTAAATGCATTTACAGTCGTAGTCATTTAAATATACACGTGTTTAATTTCTTTAAAAGGGGTCTTTGGAGATTGTCTCATAACGTGCGTTTCCAGAATACACGATAAAGTACACCAGCAGTCCTACGAAAAATGCAGGTTTAGTATACGCAGAATTTTTTACATTCTTATCCTTATTTGTGAAATAAATTGCAAGTGCAGTTACGACTGCAGCAAAAAGAGAGGCACTCAGTGGATTTTTCATAAACTTGTCCATTTACTATTATGGACTCTTAAATTTTTTCAGGTGCATCTGGAAATAATACCTTTGGATCTTCATCCTTCTTTACGTCCACTGGAAATGGAGACTCTGTAATAGGGGACTCTGTATTTACATCCTCCTTTGTACTTTCTTTGGGGGCCTCTGGCTCTGGAAGTATGTCTGCAACTTGTTCCTCTGTAGAAGTCTCTGGGTTTGCAAGATTTTCAATGTCGGTTTCATCAGTGTTCACAGCACCGTTCATGTACTCATTTAAAATCTCCTGCATGGGAATAGAATCTGAAATTGCCTTTTCGATGCAGTACCTAATTCTAGATTCTACTTCTTCTTCTCTCTTCTTCTCATCTTGCTCCTTCATGATGTATGGATTTTCATAAAAGTTGTGTGCTGTCATTGTGAAACAGGTGTGAACAAACTCATCAATGGATGGTGGACTCACATTCAACTTGCGAGAGTCTGAACCTTTCATCTTGACTGCGTTTGAAATCATTTTCACATAAGCTACAAACACTGATGATTTAAGATTGTTGAAATACGGGCAGTTCTTCTCAATCTCACCAACGAATGTCTTGATTTGTGAACTCGTGAGATTCGGAACTCTCTTGAGTGCGTGCTGAAAATTGATCAAAGAAGGTGTAGGCAGAGTTCCGGGCTTTTCGGAATCAATAAAATCCATTGGATTATTGTACATCTTGAACACATAATCAGATATGACTGGAGTCATAGTGTCCTGAATTTTCTTGGTTGCGCAATTGATATAATCCATTTACTATTTGGACACGTATTTATTTCTAAGTAAATTCGCAGTTTTTTTCAAGTTTGCTAAAGAATCCAAGTCTGTTTCGACAGGTGTTTGCTTTTCTCGCGTTCTGTGTTTTCTAATTTCAATATTCTTTACGTTATTGACTCTCCATGAAACAAACAGCATACCACGACCCATTATACTCACAGTGTATCCGAGATTCTGAAGTTGCTTATGCATGTACATGGTTACAAATGACAATTTGTAACTTGGGTACCCAAATATCATCTCAGGAATTTCAACAATAGTCTCTTTTCTTCCAAGAGAATAAGCAATTGAAATTTTCTTTGAGAGCAAGTTTAAAATTTTTATCAAGACTTCCTTTTTGAACTCTCTCTTTATAGCCTCCTTCCTGTCAAGATCTTCTGCTGATATTACGTCAAGTTTCATACTACAATTATACTATATATTTATCCCATACGGCCTGCATGTTAGGTTTAGGCGATACATTCACCATATTACCAATATTCATCTTTGACACAAACCCAGAGAATGGATTTTTAAAATTTGAGGGAATTCCTGTTGAGGAACTCAAAATATTACCACTGTAATCAACCGAGACATCATATTGAACACCCTGGTTATTTTCTGAATCAAGAAACATAATCCTCCCATCAAAACCAGACCCGTTGTTATTAAAGTACAGAGTATCTATCGGGTATAGTGAGTTTCTTTTTTCCTGTATTCCAGTTATAGTTTTCTGGAGTATATTTGGATTTATATAAACGTTTTCGTCCTCATAAGTAAAATTGTTTCTCTTTGAAGTTTGTAAGAAATACAGGATTATTAAAATTGCGATAACTGCGACTACACTCTTCATTTTTAATATCACTAAATACAAAAATGGCTGCACTTTTGCTTGTGAGTGAAAGATGTGAGTACTGTTTGAAAACTATTGAATTTATACAGACAAATCCTATACTCATTCCTCTTGTAACAGTTCACGATATTAGCCGCAATGGAATTCCTAAGGAGCTCAGTGATGTAAAAAGAGTTCCAACTCTAATTACAAACAAGGGTCAAAGACACACTGGTATAGAGGTACTCCGGTGGCTCGAAACAAACGTACCTTGCACATTCGACGGAAATTACGGATACTGTGACCTGGCACTATATGATGAACCATTCGATGGAGTCGGAGATGGATTCCCTTTGGATGCATACGGAATGTCACTATCCCCAATCGTGACAGACAAACTCAAAAGTAAGATAGATAGGCCTATAAGTGAGGCATATGAAGAATTAAAGAATTCAAATAAGATATGAGTAATGAGGCTCAAAAGTATTCAGACGAACGCATTCAAATCTTTATTTGAAGTTCTAAAAGAGATTATAACAGATGTTAATATATACTTTGACGATACTGGACTTAAAATTACATCATTTGATGTTGCCAGAGTAACCCTGGTTGATGTAAAGATGAAGGCTGAAAATTTCGAGGAATACTCATGTGATACCCCGGTTGTTATTGGTGTAAATATGTCAAATATTTTCAAGCTTATAAAATCTGTGGGAAATAACGATGTAATTTTATTCGAGAGTAGTGAAGAAACACTCAACATAACAATCAGCAATAATACAAAAAAATCAAAGAGTACTTTTAATCTGAAACTCCTTGATATCAATGAAGAAATTATAGACGTTCCAAACATTACAGGTATGCATCAAACGACTATAAATTCTCTGGATTTTCAAAAACTTATACGAGACATGTCAGCAATCGGAAATGAAATGAAGATAAAGAGGTTCAAAACATGTGTGGAATTTTCTTGTTGTGGAGATTTTGCAAATCAATACACAATGATCGAAGATCAGAATAACATTGGAAACTCCGTCTGCGAAGGAATTTTTAGTATCAAGTACATATCAATGTTCATAAAATCTACGTCTATGTGTCCACTCGTTCAGATTATGCAGTCAGAAGAGTCTGACTCACCAATAATTTTCAAGTACTCGATAGCAAATCTTGGAGATATACGGTTCTACCTCGCCGAAGTCACCTAGTAATTACGACAGAGTTTGTCTGCACGAGATATTCCCCAAATGTAATTATAAACGTACACGGAAATTTAAACCTCCACAAAAATCGTCTCTTTACAGGAAAAACACTGATTGGCTCAAATTCACGTTGAAGAGGACCCGCAAATAGTTTCACTCTCTCTGTTATGTCACCAAACTCCTTGCAGGTGACATTTTTTATACTCTGTGATTTACATTTGAATTTTGGGGGCCAAGATTCATTCGCTCTTAAGAAATACAACAACTTCTTTGAATTGTACTTGTACTCTACTATACAATTTCCTGAAAGTTCTTCTGTAGACTCCAGAGTGAAATCAGGTCTAACCTTTTTGATACTAAATATGTGAAAATTTGGCTTCTTTAAGCTTATTATCATATCAAAAAGAAACTTAAACATATAATTTAAGAATATAGAAATTATATGTTTAATGATCGCACTTTATAACAAACGAATTTCGGAACTCAAAGGTGATGAACTATACAAGTATATGTGTAAGGCTGCACCCTTTGTAATGGAGTATCACACCTCTAAGAATAAGAATGACCTCTTTAAGGAATATTTAGCGACAGTCGAGGAGAATAATCAATGTTCAATGGAAATTATACAAGACAAGTGTTTAAAATGTAATAGTTCTAATCTTTTATTTGATGACATTTCAAGTGACATAGTGTGCGTAGATTGTGGGTGTGCAGAGTATGTTACTGGTGACGGAAGAGGGTACAAGGAGGAACAAGATAATGAGCCATGCATCCAGTATTCGTACAAGAGAGAGAATCACTTTAACGAGTGGATCGCACAATTTCAGGCTCAAGAAGTTACTAATATTCCTCAGAGTATTTTTACAGACATACGAAACGAATTGAAAAAGACGAGAAAAACAAAGGATCAGATTTCTGAAAGTTTAGTTCGTTCAATATTGAAAAAACTCAAACTAACAAAATACTATGAACATGTCGCATACATTACAAGTATTCTAAGTGGAGTGAATCCCCCCCTCATGCCGAAGGAGCTCGAGGATAAGTTGAGGCGAATGTTTTACATGATACAAGAACCATTTCATAAAAATAAACCAGATGAGCGAAAAAACTTTTTGAGCTATTCATACATTCTTTATAAGTTTTGTGAATTGCTCTCGGAGGATTCATACCTTCCTTGCTTTCCTCTTTTGAAATCTAAAGAGAAGCTTATGAAACAAGATTTAATCTGGAAAGAAATTTGCAAAGAACTTAGGTGGGAGTTCATAACCACAGTTTAAAGAAATGAAACAATGATACAATAAGAAAAATGTCTGAGAAGGCTGTAAAATCGGTTACTTTGACTCTGTGGGATGAGGAGTATGATATGCAACAACGAGTTATGATGATAACCATGATGGCTGTTAAGCATAGTCTTGTGAACGCAGTGTACCAAACTGATATAATCGATACTCAGACATATTATGTAGGTGAAACAATATTTAGATCAGCGGGAAATGTAAAGAAATTTTCCGATGATGTAAAGGCAAATGGACACTGGCTGAGTGGAACTATTGCACCATTCGCTGAGATTATGAGTTTGTTTGCCGACTTTGTTTCAAAGTACGGAGGGTACGCACTATCACATTCTACTGACAATGACTATGCGGCCATAGCCGCGACTGACAAGTTCTTGAACACTGGGCTATTCATTGATAACGATGTTTCTAAATCTCCTAGGATTCCAAAATGGAAGAACATCAAGCCACTTTGCAGTCAGCAGCTCATTGGGGACGTAAAGAATTCAAGGTGGAGCGCCAAGTACAGGCTGAGGTACCCGCATGACAGCAATGAGCTCCAAGAACTTACAAAGGAGTTGGGTCCTCAGGAACATCGATCGGAGTCTGACTGCATTCGTCTGAAGTATGTTGCACATCGTCTGTGTGATGTTTCAGACGGTCATTATGTAGAGGATCGAAAATTTGCTGTAATCTGCAAGCCGCCACCTCGTAACCCTGCTTGTAATGTTCGAGCCGTTGCTCGTACTCCATAGAAAAGTCAAATATATTGAAATAGATTGGTAAATCCAATCCTGGGAGTATATCATGTTTGATGCGATTAGAGAAAATACATCGTAATATAGTCATTATATACTGTAAAATAGTTTTAGGCGGGGGTGATACACGGTTATCCATAGTAGCTCGTAACTCAAAGACGTCCACCTTTCCTAGGAAAGGTGTAGAAGGAGAGTATTCTACAGTGCTCCCGTCAATGTAACGACCTTCTATAGGTGAAAATAATAGTGGAACTGATATACTCCTGAGTATGGACTCAGAAACATCCATATCAGGACTTGTATCAATAGAGTTGTAGATTGTTTTGTTAGTTAAAATGTCATAAGTTGCTATGTGAAGCTTTATAGGGTACTTGTAGTACAACTCTCTGAACGTAATATGTCGTAATCCAATAGTGTCAAATATATCGTTAAATTTTGTAGTTTCTATGAACCCAAAACTCTTTAAGAATGTCTTTATATTTATCTGAGTGTACTTTTTTATGTCGGTGTTTAAAATCAAGTCTACAACCTTGTCAATGTCACCTTCGTACAGTACGTAAAGTGAAGCCAAAAGTGCACCAGATGATGATGAAGATATTTCCTCAAGATCATTTAGTTTACCGTTGTCTTTAAAGCACTTTATAACACCCGCCATATTGAGAACTATCATTGAACCACTTCCGATTATCAAGTGTTTCATTTAATAGTATTTAGGAAATGAACTCCTTAAGAATGCGTACATGACAGCGTACACGAGCGTATGTACTGCGACTGCGGACATTGAAGTTTGCCCTGAAATGAAGAGTCCCTTGCTTCCTGGTGGAATAGTCAATAGGACACCGGGCATTAGTATTACGAAAAGTGCAAGTGGCACAAGTATGTCAGCCATAGTCATATTCTTGATGTTCGTTGCAAATCTGATAATCAGGTAGTATACAATTGTAAATATCAACGCATTAATGATGAGGGATTTTCCAAACGTGTGAGAATTTGTAATGTGCGCAAAAGTCAGAGATCCTGATGCAATAATTGCAAACAGAATCGCAGGTGTAAAAACCTTTGGACTTCTGATGTCTATACGCATATTCATTTATCTATAGAATATATAAAATTCGTAAAATGTTTTTGGGGACCCTATGCTCATCCACAAATTTTTCAAATCATCCACATCCTCAAAAATCACTTCTTCTGGAATTGTTTTATACATAAACATGCAAAAATCAGAAAAAGTGAGCTTTGTATTTATTTTGTGATACAACTGTGCATTTTCCAAGAGACAGTACCACGTGTTCAACAAATCAGTACTGTATAAATCACACCAGTCCGTGTACTCGTAATCTTCGTACTCTTCCACCCATTCAAAATCTGAGTTTGAATCATCGTCATCAAAGACGTCATTGAAGGTATTCCATTCACTGTTTAGACCCATTTTTCAAAAGAGACAGTGTTGATACTGTCTTCTTAGAAACACTATCGCTTATAGCTTTCATAGCACCCTCAACCTTAACTGGATCTCCTGAGAAATATGAAGTGAGACCCTTTACAATTACATCCTTTGTAATACTTCCCTTGCCCTCCTTTGTGCGGAGCCGAACCTTCTTGTCGTTAAGCTTTACGTCTTCAACGTCATTCGTAGTCATTTCACGTTTAATCTCAGAACTCAACTCCTTCTCCCGTTTCACCAGAACAGAAATGTCAGAACGAGCTTCTGAAATCTGCTTCTTTAACTGGGACCACTCCTCAATCATCTGTTTCAAGTTGGACATTTAACTATTGTATATGTTATTCTTTAATTTACTTGTAATCATTGTCCTGTATTTCGAACAGAGGTCTCATTTGCTCAGGGACAATTGTCGAAAGATTAAAGATGCTCACTGGGTCTCTTGGATTTGGGGGCTCTGAACGTATCTGCAGATTGGCGTTTCTCAGAGTACCACCAACAGTCTCTGGGTACCCTATCATGTTACGTGGGTCCAGGTAGTTCTGATTGGAAAGGATTGCATCCGTAGAAAATTGACTGAAATCCTCAGATACTGGAGTCTCCTTGGGGAGAAGAGGTGCGGCAGTCATTGTTTCTTGCGATTCGGACTCGTATGGTGCACCTTCAAGAACGAAATTACTCATCTTTGGTTTTGAGGTCACAAAGTATATCAGAGCGACAAGTATCAATAGACCAATAATCATTTTGCTGTCAAACATCTTTATATTACACGTGGAAAATTTTTTACTCTAAATCCAGTTCACCATCCTGAGGATTTTCATCATCGTCAATAAACATGTATTTTGTTTCTGAGGAAATAAGTCTAGCCTGAATTACCCGCCACACTGGACCAAAACTCTTTTTTAGGAACCATATACCTGCGAGCTCTACTATTATATTGCATCGAACTCCAACTGTAAGTGAATCAACGCTAATCTCCTGCTTCTTCGCATCAAAAACTACTGTAATACATTTACCCTTGACTTTTGTGAGACCAGCCTCGAATACATCACTAGTAACAGAGTTTTCATACATCTTTTCGAGATTATCTTTTGAAATTTCCTTGCCGAACCACTCTACGGAAGACTCTGCCGCCTTTGTGATTATAGATTCATCATACTCTGAAAGATCTACAGGTATCTTGTAGCATCCTGTACCAACAACAGTACAAGAATTTATCTGCTTGAAGAGACGAGACTTGTCATCATTTGTAATCTTGACAAAATATCTACCATCTGAAAGTTTTGCAGGTGTTTCGAATAGCATTTATATTATAAAGAAAATATTCCTTTATTACAGTAAATGGAGAAACTCTCACTCCCTGATTCTATTTCACCCGTACTGTTATTCGGACTTATTATTCTTTCACAAATGTCAAGAAACATATTGTTATTGACGTTCGTTGCGTTAGTATTGTTCGTTCCTGGACTTAAAGACAAGGTTATTAGTATACTTAACAATGGCTACTCTAGAGTCTCTGGAAGCGTCGATCAAGGCTCTTCATCGCGAGATGCGGAAGATTCGCCAGCTTCTGGATGATCCAACCGGGGAGAAGGCGAAGAAGCGAGGTGAGAATAACAGTTTCAAGCGTCCTCTTCAGATTTCAGACAAGCTCCGTGATTTTCTGAAGCTTCAGCCCGGTGAGATGATTTCCCGGTCTGAGGTTACAAAGCGTATCAATGCATATGCAGCGGAGAACAATCTTAAGAATGGTCAGAAGATTAATATGAATGATGAGCTTCGAAGCCTTCTGAATCCACCAGAAGGAGTTGACATCACCTATCTGAACATTCAGCGTTACATGAAGGATCACTACATCAAGGCGGCGCCCGAGACTCCTGTTCCGACTCCGGTAGCAGCTGAGGTCAAGAAGTCTGGACGCCCAAATGTAAAAGCTAAGGTTTAAAGATATTCTTCTGTAATATATAAATGATTACACAAGTAGAATTAGAAAATTTAATAGGTACAAAAATTAAATGCATAGACAATTATATAACAGCGTTTACACATAAATCAGCAAACTCTAAAAAATCGTATGATAATTTAGAGTTTGTGGGTGATTCTGTTCTGGGATTCATAGTAACAAAGTATTTATTTGATATGTTTGGAGATGTAGAAAATGAAGGATTTCTCACAAAGGCACGTACAAAGATTGTGAGGGGGACTACGTTATCTACCATATCACATAAATTAGAGCTTTATAAATGGATAGAAATGGATGAAAAGGGTATAAAAAATGAATGGAATAAAAATCCAAAGATATTAGAAGATGTGTTTGAGGCTTTAGTCGGTGCAATGTATTTAGATTTAGGACTTATAAACACTAGAATATTCGTATTGAACGTACTTAATAAATTTCCTGTTGATTTTGGAATAGATGATAATTTTAAAGACCAACTTATGAGATTTTGTCATTCAAATAAAAAACAACTCCCAGTGTACTCTTTATGTACAAGTCGTCAAGGCGTCTTCAAGATTGAAGTGACAATAGAAGGTGTTTTTATGGGGGCTGGAAACGGAAACACAAAGAAGGAGGCTGAGCAAAATGCGGCAAAAACCGCAATTGAACATTTAAAGGTATACACGTAATTATCAATAATGAATCCTATAGTAGAAAAATTGTTGAGTATCAAATACGATGAACAGCGTTCAAAAGAATGGTTCGAGCTTAGAGGTAATCTACTAACAGCGAGTGATGCAGCTGCAGCTCTAGGTGTAAACTACTTTAAAAGCCCAGAAAAGCTCTTGCTTGAAAAATGTGGCCACAAAGAGAATGAGGGGCCAAACGTAAACACTGAAAGAGGTATCAGGTTGGAGCCAATAGTACGTGACATGTACGACTCTAGATATAATAAAACAACTCATGAAATTGGACTCCTGGTTCATCCGGAACACAAGTGGCTCGGTGGGTCAGCTGACGGAATTACGGAGGATGGGTTTCTTCTAGAAATAAAGTGTCCAAATAAAATTTCAAACAAGGTGCCAGTATACTACATGCCTCAAATTCAGTTACTTATGGAAATAACTGAATTGGAGGATTGTCACTTTGTGCAATATCATGAGCCTACTGGCAATCTCAAAGTCATAGAAGTCAAAAGGGACCGCGAGTGGTTCGCAACTAACTTGCCAAAACTCAAAAAGGTGTGGGACAAAGTACTCAAAAAACGAGCGGAAGGCCTATGCGAAGTTGTCTTTTAAAATTAAAGATTCCAACAAAGATAACATAAATGGTGTTTTCTGTAAAAGTTTCATCAATAGCAGCTTTTATAGGTTGTAATAAATGGAAAAGTCAACTAGAGGTTTTCAAAGAAATCGCTGGTATCACTAAATTTGAAAATGAAAATCCCCATTTTACCAAAAATCTTGATATTATTATTAATATTCCGTCCGAAAATTCGAAAGATTTAAACAATACAATTAAAGAAGCACATAAAGTTATTACAAGTGATAATAGTCTTACAGAAACCGAAAAGGAAAACCAATATAAAGATGTTGTATCAACTTTAAAAAAAAATTACGGAATCAGAAATGAGGACAAAGTTGCAAAAATGTATGAGACTTATATTAATAGAAAAGTGAAGGAGGAGGAGGAGTATGAGGAGGAGGAGGAGGAGGAGGAGGAGGAGGAGGAGGAGGAGGAGGAGGAGGAGGA